CAGGTGATTTAAATGCTGTAATTGAGAATATTAAGTTTCAATTAGACCTAGTTGCTCAAAATAACCACTTATATGTGCAATTTGCACAAGATGGTGGCGAAACTCCCTCGGGCATCGCTTTGAAAATCAAAGATTTAGAGAGATTTGAAGATTATCAAGACGATATCGAGCTTTGGAGGATGTATGAGCATGAATTATATTATATTGAGAGAGAAATTGCTGCTTATAACAATATAAACCTTCCTGATAAATTGAAATTAGATTTTAATGAGCCTGAATATCCAAAAACTGTTCAAGATCAAATATTGTTAGATGAACATCGCATAAAACACCACATGATTGATGAAGTAGACCTTCTAATGTCTTATAATGGTGATTTAACAAGAAAAGAAGCCGAAAAAGTCATAGAAAAAAATAAAGAAGCTATGGAAGACCCACATTATGCAGCTATGGAAGGTAATATTACAGAAGAAGCACCTGAAACAGAAGAAACAGAGGAACTAAATGAAGAAGCAGATAGAAGCTAAAATAACTTATGATGCAAAAAATTTGGCTAAAACAATGCCAAAAATAATAAAAGGTTTACTAAAAAGATATACTATACAAACAGGGAATAATATTAAAAGTAATATCTTTGAAGGTAAGGTTAAACCTAGTCTAAGCAAAACCACAAAAGAAATAAGAAGAAAAAGAGGTCAGCTTGGCTCACCACCTTTATTTGCATCAGGAAAACTTTATAATAGTATAAAAGTAAAGGAATTAAAAGAGGGTGCTAAAATAAGTATGAACTTTTATGGGGCTTTACACAACAAAGGCTATAATACTGCTCCAAATTCTATGATTCCAAGAAAAAAAGTTCCTAAAAGAGAGTTTATAAAACCAAAAGAGGGCACTCTAGACCAATTAATGAAAAAATTTAAAAAGGATGTGTCTAAAAATTTTAATAAAAGTAAAAACATAGTTGTTAAATGATAATAGAGGAAGATATATTTATACCTGAAGATGTTTATGATGAAATTTGTATTATAATGGATTGCGACTATATAACCTTTATGGCTATTAGCTAGTCTTTGAAGATTCTGCTTGAATTATTTTATTTTGCCACTCTTTCCTTTGTGCAGGTGTTGGTCTACGGCTTTTTAATGGCGACACTCCTACTTTCTCTGCTCTCTTTCTCCATCTATACCATTCTTTCTGCTTGGCATTATACTTTACTCTTTGTTCTTCTTTCTTTATTTCTTTTATCGTTATCTTTTTCTCTTTAGCAGCTCTCTTACCCTGATTCTCAGTATTTCTTGGTGGCAGCTCATGATCTTCAGTAACAACTTCTGCAGCAACATCTATTATATCCTCATCACTAACAACCTCTGCTACTTGTGCACCTTTTAAAAATTTCTCAAACGGACTATCTATTGTAACATTAACATTCTTTACTAACTTACCACTATGCTCAAGCACCAATCGCCCTGCTTGTACATTACCCTCTTTAGCCTCTCTAACCATCGCATTTAACACAGAAGGTATCTCAGAACCGAACTCTAACATATACCTATCATAGATTGCCTCAACAAAATTTGGATCTTGTTTCCACAAATGCACAGTCCTTTCAGTAACCCCAACTTTATTTGCCACTTTTTCGATTGTGAGGTGTGGATTTAGAGCCAAAAGTTCGGCAGCAAGGGTCTTGGCAGGGTTCTTCTTAATATTGGCTAATTCTTCCATATTATAATATAAGCATTTCAAAGATATTGTCAAAGTTCTTACGAAATATTTTTTTGAAAGTTAATTTTACTATTTTGTGGGGAATGTGAACTGACGACTACTAGCTCCTCGTATCCCTCCATGCCCCACCTAAATGAGAATGAGTCTCAAGATCATTAACAAATATTCCTTGCATATTAAATATATTAGTTGTATAGGATTCTAAATGAGAATGGTTCTCAATAAGCAGATGAGAATGAATCTCAATAAGCTAATGAGAATGAGTCTCAAAGTAAATTAGAATGGGAGGTGGTATGGAATGCCCGTATTCAAGCCGTATTTAGTGCAATTTAAACACATCTTTTTTTTTAATACTTACATATACAACACATTAAGATAAGCCCATTAAGATATTAAATATCAATTCTCATAAAGAGATTACAATCTTGTAAACTAATATATATGAAATAAAAAAATAATTTTCCATTAATAGTTTGCAATATTGTAAAAAGAATTGTAATATATATAGTAAACATAATTAGTTATGTGTGCTACTGCACCATATGAAAGGTAAAAAAATGAAAACAAAAAGAGAACTAGGATTAGAAGTATTAAGAAATAAAGATTATAAATTTTTTGTACTAGATAATGATAATAATATATTATCAGGATGGGAATATAAAGAGGATGCAAAAGACTCTCAATGTGATGAAATAGTAAAAACTAAGGTATATAGTAGAAAATATACTATTAAATTAATAGTAGAAAATATAATATTAAATTAACTAAATAGAAGGGAATTAAAAAAATGAAATTATTATCAAAGCCAACAACAAATTACAAAGCTAATAAAAATATAGATTTAGGATACCATACATATTTTTTAAGCCTAGCACATAGTGATATAAGTGGATATAATGTTTGTCCAATGGCTAACAAATTAAAAGCAAATGAAAATAATAAAAATAAGTCAACTTGCTCGGCTGTCTGTGTTGGATATAATGGTTTCGCTCAAATATATAAAAATGTTATGAAATCAAGAGTAAGAAAAACTAAAATGCTTTTTGAGAATAGAAGCGAATTTATGCAACTATTAATTAAAGATATAAACAAAGGTATTAATTACAGCTTAAAAAGAGGCTTTATACCTACTTTTAGATTAAATGCATATAGTGATATAAAGTGGGAGAATATAGCCGTAATTCATAATGATATTAAATATAATAATATATTTGAATTATTTAGTGATTATAAGTTTTATGATTATACGAAATTGACTAATAGAAAAACACCTGATAATTATGAATTAACTTACTCTTATTATGGTAATAAAAAAGCATTTAAAAATACTTTAAATACTAATCAAAATATTGCTGTAGTATTTGAAAAACTACCTAAAAAATATAATAATCGAATTGTAATAGATGGCGATAAAACCGATTTAAGACTTAAAGATAATGACGGAATTAATTCAATAGTAGGACTTAAATTTAAAGGTAGTAAAAAAGCCTTACAAGATGGAATTAATGAAGGCTTTGTTATTCAATCATAAATAAAAATAAAGGTAATTACATTATGAAATATAAAAAAATAAGTGAAATAAATGAAAAATATGGTACATATTTTGATAAAATAAACGGTTGTTTAAATGGCTTAAATTATATCAAATATTTATTAATTGTTAAGAGTATACCAACTAATAAAATTTGTAAAACATTATTACAAGTAAATAAAACAACTAAAAAAGAAACATTTATTAAATTAAATAACTAATTGAATAAAATAATATAAGACTAATTAAAAGCCTTTAAAATTAACTTTTTAAGGGCTTTTTTTTAGTTCAAAAGTACAAAATTATACATTGTTTTAGATCTTTTAACTTAATGTTTAAAGCCTGAAATAGCTGTTTTTAGCTTGTTTTTTTTGTTTGCATACCTAGTTACAGCATAATAAATAAAAGTCTCTAAATTTACCTATTTTGTAAAGTTTAAAATTAATACATATCTAAATGAGACTTAGGCTCAATATCATATATGAAATACATAATATCTAAATGAGATTGATTCTCAATTAAATTATTATATTTATAATTATATTTATATCTATTATTTTATATTCTCAAATTATATTTATATTTATATTTATAATTATTTCTCGTCTATAACTACCATTATATTAATAATAATAGTTGACTTATATTGTAAAGTCATATTATATTTATAATAACGAAATTATAATAAATAGGAGATTATAAAATGTCAATAATAAAAAAGTTACAAAAACAAATTATAAAAGTAGAAGAGATTAATAAAGATTTTTGTGATATGGTTGCAGAAGGATGTAATGCAGATGAAGGTGATGGTCAGTTTTATAATGGTGTTCGCATAGATGAAGATACTATTTTAGTGTTAAGCACTTGGTATGATAGAACATCTAATTCTGAAGATTATTTTCATTACTCAATATCTAAAGATAAATTAATTTCAGTAGATGCAGAAATGGATGAGAAATATAGAGATTTATTTGAAGATTGTAATATGCTTGATTATACTGATTGTTTCTTTATAATGGGAGTTGAGCCTATTGCTATTGGTGATTCAGATTTACTATATGGTGATGAGTATAATGATACAATAGTTAATTTATTTGATGAGCCTAAATGCACTAAATGTGGCTCTAAATTTGAAGAAGAAATATGGAAGACAGATGGATTAGAATATGAAGATTATATATGTTCTAATAATAAATGTTGTGCAGTTCATCAAATTAATATTGAAAGATTAGATGATGAAGATGGATATCCAAATTGTTGTGATATTGAAAGAGATTGGAGTTCATTAGAGTTTAGTTATATATGGGAGCAAGGTCTTAAAAGTGATGAGCCTAAATACAGAATATTTAAAACAGAAAAAGAATTTATATCTTTTTTAAGGCTTAATGCTAATGAAGATGCTTCTGATGAATGGTTGGTTAATAATTCTTATCAATTAGGTGAATGGAAAAAGTTAGATAATGGTGAAATTCTTCATAGATGGGAATCTGATGGAGGTGTAGATAATGCATAGTTATAGATACAATAATAATATATCTGATGTTAATTTCAGATATGTATTTGAAACCAAAAAAGATAATGGAGTCATCCAAAAATCTGTGAAGGTAGATTATTATAAAATGCTTGAAATTTTAGATTTTAAAGATAAAAAAGATGATTTAGGTATTAGTTATAATAAATGTACTAGTAGACAATTGCAGTTTATTAGTCATTTAATATCTAAATCTGATGATGTTTTAAGATGTAATGTGTTTGTTGGTGGTCAAATTATATTATAATAAATAATAAGAAAGGATAATAATAATAATGATTAATACTCTCTTATATTATAAACCTTATATCCTAAAGCATAGCAGAATCTATCCCCTCGATAAAAACCGAGAGGTAAGATCTGCTGTTATAAACCTTATAGAGCCTATATATAGCAATTATAAACCGATGGAAGCTTATAATTTGGATATCTCTTTACCTTTAAATAAACCATCAAAGCCCTGGATGCATTATATCTTGTTGAATCTACATCTACTCATTTACCAGGATTCCCCTTATTTCTATGAGTATTTTAAAAAACCTGAACCGAAACAAGTATCTAACCAAAAAAATTCAGGGATATATATTACGGATTATATTTATAATATGCAAATTATTATTATATTTACAAAAAAAATCAAAATAATTGTTGCACAGGTAAATTATATTATTTAATTTAATAAAGTATTTTAATTATAAATGAGGAAATTATGAACAGAATAAAAGAAATTATAAAAGAACGAGGACTTAGAGCAAATTATATCGCAGAAGAAGTAGGTATATCAGATACAGATTTAAGCAATTATATTGCTGAGAGAAGAAAGCCAAACCATGACAGGTTAATCGCTATGACTAAAGTAATAGGATGCAGTATTACAGATTTATATCCTAATGCTAAACGAATGGTAACCTATGATTTAGGTTTGGATCAATAATAAAAATCAAAATAGAAAGGAAAACTATGAAAGATTATATGAACGACCCTAAGTACAGCGAATTTCAAGTTATATTAGATGAGGAATTTGCTAAATCACAATCAAGCATTGAGGAATGTTTTGAGGTAACACTTAAAGTAGTAAGAAAGTGTGCAAGAAGCCTTAATGATGATGATTGTTTTGAATACACAGAGAAGTTAAGAAAGTGGTTTGGAAAGGTAGGTGTATAATGTCTAAAATGTCTGAATTACACTACGAAAAAATGCAAAAACCTCAAGAGGATTGTCCTGAAATAGAGTATGATATGACTTATCCTATTAAGTATAAATTTACTCCTAAAATCTGGAATTGGTTCGAGAAGAAGTATTTAATCCCACATCTAATGAAAAATCATAATAAGCCTGATTATATCAAGGTTGAGAAGGTAGAGGATTTATTTTAATGAAACTTTATATGCTAGACAAAATAATTCCTTTACTTATTAGATGTAGACAATTTATGGTAGCTATATCTAATAGTTATAAAATTCAAGGAATAAAAATACCTAAAGAAGTAAAAGAGTTAAAACATGATTTAACTCAAACTATAAGTGAAATAGAAAGGAAATAAAAATGGAGATTGAATTTAAAGAATGGGATTTAAATAAAGAAGAAAAAAGGCTTTTAGAATGGTTAAGAAATTTTGCGACTTATATTAAATCTAAAGATAGTAAACTTTATAGTGAAGCAGAATTATATGCCCATGAAATTGAAGAAGGTTGTATTTAATAAATAAAATAGAAAGGAAAGAAAATGAATAATAAAAATGAGTTTATAAATATAGATTGTTACCATTATTTTAGAAAAGATGAGATTATTGGTTTTAAATCAATAGGTGGAGATAATGGAGAATATGATGAAATGTGCAAAGGGGAATATGATACATATATAGAGGTTTACTTTAAGAATGGAACAAGCAAACTTGTGTCATTTGGGGATGATAAATATTGTAATCAATGGAGAGATGCTTATATGATTTACTTGGAAGAAGTGTTTGCAGGTAGCATCAAAAAACAATACGAAAGATTGAATCAAATTCTTATAGACAGAAACCCTGAAGAATACAAGAATACAGAAGAAGAAATAACTCAAAGAGATATAGATGGTTTTAATGCAGACCCTGTGGAATTTGAAGAAGCATTTGAAAATAATACAATAGAAAGGGGCAATAATGTCTAATAAAAAACTAACCTATGGCGAGATATGGAAAAAGCTAAGAGCCATAGATACAACAAAAATACAATATCAAAAGAGTGGGCTTGATTATATTGGTTGGGCTGATGCTTGGGCTTGTTTGATGGATCATTATCCTGAATCAACATACGAGTTTCCAAGCCCTACATTTTATTTTGATACAGAAGATAAGAAAACTTGCAAAGTTAATTGTAAGGTAACAATAGGCGATTTATCAAGGGAATTTTCATTACCTGTGATGACATCAATGATGCCTATGAAATCCATAGTAAACCCTACATCAAGAGATATCGCAGATGCTGAAGCTAGAGCTTTAGTGAAGGTTTTAGCTATGTTTGGATTAGGGCTTCATTTATGGGAGAAGGGTAAGACTGAGAATGATTCAAAGCCTATGCCTAAAGTAACTGACTTTGGAGGATTTTAATATGGATTTATTCGCAGGAATAGGTTTATTATTTATGATAGCATTTTTATCATTTATAATATCTTAAATAGAAAATAGTATCAAAAATGAGATAAGGAAATAATTCATAAGTTAAACTAGGAGAAGTAAATCATGGAATATGATAACAATAACAAAGGTGTTCTTTTTAGAAACGAAACAGCAACACCTGAAAACAAACAACCTTATATGAGTGGGTCTTGCGAGGTTAATGGTAAGCAAATGCAAATCGCTTGTTGGATGAACGAGAGTAAAGCAGGAAAAAAATTCCTAAGCCTTAAATTCCAAGAGCCACAAGCTAAAGAGGTTGTTCCATCTAATGATAATAATACATCTACAACGGATGGAGTGCCTTTTTAATTAGAGGAAACAAAGATAATAAGGGGGAGAAACCAATACCTGTGTTTATGTTAACATACTTCCCCTTATTAGAAAGGAAATTATGACTTGTAAAATATGCAATAGAAAAATAACAAAAGATTTAATAAGAACCATTAGTGGTAATGTTGGAACATATAGAAATAAATGTAGGATATGTTACAACGAAGATCAAAAATCAAGATATCAAAAAAGAAAAAAAGCATTAGATAAGAATAGGTGGTTTTGATGTTTTTAGAAATTAGAATAAGAAAAGATGGTGAAGAAAAATGGGTAGATGCTCGTAAATTTTTTGAATATATGATTAAAGAGTATTCTAAGGTAAAATACACAGGAAAGGCTGTAAGTCCATATGAGGAGAGAGTTAATAAGTTTTATGATAATATCCCTGAAAACCTACTAAATATGTGGAAAAAAGCCTATCCTAATGTAGATATCAAAGCAGAGAATGAGAAAGCTCGTGTTTGGTTACTATCTAATACAAATAAAGCAAAGAAAGATTTTAAAGGTTTTACTAATAGGTGGCTTGGAAAGGCTTGTCAAAATGGTGGCTCTATTCCTGTTGTAATGGAACATAAAGTTGAAAAACAAATTAAAGAGCATAAAGAATATATGCATCAGGCAGAGCAAGAGTCTGCTACTCCTGAAGAAATTAAACAGATTCTATCAGAAGTTACTAATAAAATGAGGATAAATAAATGAATGTAGATATGGAAGTATTAAGAAAAGAAGTTTATAAACTATCTACTCAAGCAATTAAGCTTCAAGATCAATTAAGAATTGCAGTTGAAGGCTTAAAAGCATTAAGTTCAGGTGGTGAACAAACAGGTATCGCCAATAAAACCTTAGAAGAAATAGAAAAATTAGATTTACCACAGGGAAGCCTTGAAGCAAAAGAATAAAGTCGGATTTATTCTTTTTTGAAATTCTTGTGGTAATTATTTAGGGGTGGGAAGTTTGTGGGTTGTTCCTTTCTTCCTTTAGGCTTTTCATCCCTATAGATTTGTACAAACTCATCAACTATAAGGACACACAAATGACAGACAAAGAATATGTAAGAATCATACTTAAAGGAATGTTGTCTTATTACTCAGACAATGTAGGAGAAAAATCCAAATATACAGGCGACATTATAACTCATAAAATGATTGCAGGGGTTACTCGTAGATATTTAGAATTAGGAGGTAAATTGGTATTTGGAGCAGATGATACCGATATCGAAGTCTAGCGAGAATTGTGAATCTTGTGGTAAGTATTGTTATAATACCTACTTTTTTAAATGGTATTCAATTATAACTAAGGAATACCTATGTAAAATTTGCATGAAATGTGCAACAAGGCAATTATTTGGAACTAAATTTAAACATAATAGAAGGTATTATAGATGGCTAAAGGAATTAGAGAAAATATAAAGGTATGCAAGCATTGTGGTAGTTATATTGACGATAAAAGCAGAGTTAAAAGAATATTATCTGATGCAGAAAACTCTCTTAAAAGATATAATAAAAAATACACAAGGAAAAAGAAATGAGTAGTTTTATAAATATAAGAATAAAAATCAAAGACAAACAAATTGATAGTTGGTTATGTGGAGCATTTGAAGGTGGAAGCAATTATTGGTGTGATGGTATTAAAGTTAAAGATAATGACTATAAAGGTACTGAATATGCCTCAGATTGTATATCTAAAGGTGGAACTATTATAGCAGAAGATAAAGAGATTAATAAACAAACAATTTTAGATGCACTAGAATGGCTGTCTAATAATAAATACACAAAGGTTCTTGATAGATTAATAAATGGTGGATATGATGCAGATGATTCAGATATATTATTTCAAGTTGCTTGTTTTGGAGATGTGATTTATGGATAATAAAATGAAATGTAATATATGTGATAGTCCAATAGAAGAAGATAATGGAGATCTTGTTGGGTATTTTGGAATATGTGAAGTTTCATTTTGTGTATGGTGTTTATCGTCTATGACAGACATGGTTATACAATTAAATGGATTTGATAATATAGAAGTATTACAAGAGAGAATTAATGAATTAAAAGAGGAAGAAGAATATGGCTCATCCAAGTAAAAGAAAAAACATTTCTAAAAAAATAAGATTTGAAATATTTAAAAGGGATAAATTTACTTGTCAATATTGTGGACAGGAATCTCCTAATGCTGTTTTAAATGTAGACCATATAAATCCTGTTAAAAATGGTGGGGATAATAATATCACAAATCTAATAACATCTTGCTTTGATTGTAATAATGGCAAAAGAGCTAGACTTTTAAGTGATGGACATGTTGTTAAGAAGCAAAAGAAAAGCCTTAATGAGTTGCAAGAAAGAAGAAATCAAATAGAAATGATGGCTCAATGGAGAGAGGATTTATTAGATGTAAATGATTTAAAAGTAAATAAACTTTGTGATTTTATATTAAAAGGATGGAATTATAAATTAGACATTGAAAAGAAAAGAAATTTACAAAGTATATCAAATAAATTTGAGTTAAATATAGTTTATGATGCTATAGAAAGGGCTTTTGACCATTATTCGCACACTCCATGCCAAGACCCTAAATCTTATGCTTTTAGCAAAATAGGTGGAGTTTGTTATAATATGACAAATGATGTTAGAAATGAATTTAACTTATTGTATGAAATGGCAGATATAATACTTAATGAAATAGAAAGTGATGGACATGTTGTTTTTAAATGGCAAAAAAATGCTACAATAAGCATGTTAAAAAAAATGAATAAATTATATTCTATTGATGAAATGAAGTTTGTTTGTAAAGGAGGTTGGTTTTCCGATTGGGAAAATTGGAAAGAAGTTATAAATAGTGAAATAAAAAGCAATAAAAGAATGAAAGAAGAAAGTTTAAAAATTTTAAATAGAGGATTATAAAGGATAATAAAATGAAGAAAGGAAGAAGAATATGGCTCATCCAAGTAAATTAAAAGGTAATAGGTTTGAAAGAGAAATAGTTGAAAAAGCTAAAGATAGAGGGCTTGAATCAAAAAGAGCATGGGGAAGTAATGGTATGTCTTTAGGAGAACACCCTGAAGTAGATTGTTTGATTAATGATTATAAAATACAAGCAAAAGTAAGAAAAACACTTCCAAAATATTTAATACCATCAGAAGAAGTTGATGCTGTTGTATTTAAACAGGATAGAGGAGAGATTCTTATGTTGATTAGATATGAAGATTGGTTATTTGAAAAGGCTAGAGAAAAAGATAATGGCTGATTATAAAGACTCATTTAAAGAAAGATCAAAAGGCAAAAACAATGTTTCAGAGAAGTTTTGTGAGAATTGGCT